TACGGAAGATTTTGAATGTTCTAGTATCAAATTCATTCAATTTACACCACTGTTGTAGTTGTTTTTTGACTAGTTCTACTTCGTGTGGAGTAGGATCCTCATGAAATTCTATCTCAAAAGGAGTGTTATTTTGTTCGTTTTTTTGTGTACTGAACTCTGAAATAATGTCTAAACATGCGTTAATTTCAGCGTCTACATCCATCATTTCATACTGATTATATCGTTCAATACGGTTTGGATGACCTGTGTAAACTTCAGGTAAGCGACTTTGATAGTTCTTGTAACCAAAATCTGTGTTGTTCCAGCCACCAGTTTGACTGTTGTTCATGCCAGCGCCATTGTTCCAGGCACCGGCGTTGCTGTTGTTGCCGGAAATAGGACTTAACTGCCCGGTTAAATTGGAGAAACGCTTTTTATATGACATAGTTAGATATTTATCTGTTAAGCCTTAGTGTATGTTAATATGTCTTCACTGAGACTATTGTTTGTCTCTAGTCTAGAAATCATAGTATTGAACTTCTGTTCCATCATTTCATATAATTTGGACATCATTTCAGGATCCATATTTGTCGGTGTTGTAGTAGTCGCTGTTGTACTCTTTTTCAAGCCCAACTCGTTCATTAGTTCATTCTTGTACTGTTCGATACTTCCCTTTTGAACTTCTGCTAACATCCCTTTAAGTTTTTCTTCTGGCCATGCGCTTTCTTTACCGTGAAGCATAACTGGGTAACCATTCGACGGGCCCGAAAACAAACCACCGTGTCTAGCAACTTCTAAGTGGAAGTGACCGCCGGTTGTGCTATCAGTCTTGTCTCTAAAATACTCATCAAGAACTTTACTTGCACCGATATCTTTTAGTTTCTCTTTGATAGCATCAGCTTCTTCAGGTGTCCTTGGTGCATTTGCACCTAATGCAAAGTCAAGAGCCTTACCAGCAGTATGTCTGCTGTTCGGGCGCTTCACTTGATGATACACATCGTTCATAGCAGTGAATGTTGCACCAGGGAACAATGCGTTTACCTTTTCAGCTAGACCATAAAGTGCAGGATCAACGTCACCTCCACCTGTGTTCTCTGCTTTATTCTTAAATGAAATCTTGTTCAAGATTTCTTGTGAGCGTTCTGGTGATGTTTTGTTAAGTTCTGCCGCGGCAGCTTGACGCTGTGCTAGTTTTTCTTTACTTACTTCTTTGCCTCCGGCATCAGTTGTCATACCTTGACTACCGGCAATTTTCAATCCAGTATCTGCCTTCATAGTACCGAAGCCAGGTACTGTCTTCTTAGCCATTTCTACTTCTTCTTCGGTGACTTTATTTTCATCATCCTTGAGTTTTTCTAAATCTTTCTTCAAGCGTTCAATTTCGGCTCTATGTGCTTTTGCAATATTTTCGTTGGCGACTCTGCTGTCTTTATCGACTTTTTCTTTCTGCTCTTTTAACTTGGTAATCTCGTCTTGAGAATTTTTAATCTTAGTTTCTAGTGCAACCTTTTCTTGTTTGTCTTGTGTTTCTGTTAGTTTCTTTTTTAGTTCTTCTTGTTTCTCTTGCTCTTGCTTGATTCTCAATGCATAATAGAGGTTACCTTCTTGTGTGTTAGCTAATTGTCGTTGTGAGTCAACCAAACGCTGTTCTATATCTGCTCTCGACTGTGCAATCTTTTCTTTATCAGCTTGGATATCATCCATATCTCTAAATTGAGCGGCTATGTTAGTTGATCTCATGCCCGGTATATATGGGCTCATCTTGTCAATCATAGTTGCCAAGAACTTAGCAAACTTGTAGCCAATATCAATCAACTTAGTGAACATACCTACAGTCAAGTTGCCAACTTCATACAATGCTTTATCGCCCATGATTCTGATGGCTCTCATCTTCTGTTCATTAACAATGTTTTGATTTAAACGTTCGCTACCATTAGCACTAATCTCGCCCATTTCTTTAAGCTGCTTAGTAACGCCAGCGGTAGTAGAACGATTAGTTGCTAATGCGCCATTCATCAATTCATTAGTTAAGCCATAATCTTTCATGGCACTATCACTAGTCATTAATGTTCCACCAAACGTATCCATTCTACGTTTAACTACATCAGCAGTGTTATTCAATGAATCAGCGAATTGACCCACACCCTTCTTTTGTGCTTGGATTGCATCGGCATATGCAGTTGTAGCTGATTGATAAGATCCAGCTGCCAAATCAGTAGTCAATCTACCGTCGTTAACAATACGATCCTTCAAGCCGGCTGCTGCTTCTTTACCAAATCTTTGTTCATACAATACCAAGTATTGTGACAAGTTTCTAGCTTCATCATCTTTCAACCCACGCAAGTGAATACTCATACGAGCATCAGCCATTTGCATGTCCATTGCTTTTTGTTGTTCGTCACGAGTCATACCGGTAAGTTCTTGCAACTCTTTCATAGTTGTCATGTACTTGTGTGATTCGTTACGTAGTTGTTCTGTTGATTTAGTTTGTGCTAGACCTAATCTAGCTTGACGTTGCACAAAGTCGGCTGCGCCTTCACGAATATCTTGTGTGCTATAACCTAATCTAGCTAGACTTACTTCGAATTGGTTATTAGGACCAATCAAGCCGGCCATGACTTCGACCATCTTGTCTCTGCCTTGGGTTACTGCACCACCAAACATTGCCATTTGTCCGGTGACTGGTTTTAATGCTTTCTCAAATTTCTCTGCTTCACTAGCAACAAGACCTACTCTATGTAATTGGTTTGCTAATCCTTCTAAGCCACCTGTAGCCACAGATCCCATGTCACTAAGGTTCTGGTATGACTTCATTAAGTCATCGTTTTGCTTTAAACTAGCACCGGCGATCTCACCGATTACTTTGATGAATCCACCTAGAACTTTACCAGCAAAGCCAAATTGACCAGCAAGTGATCCTACTGTGTTTGTAATCCCAGTAATAGAACCACTGAACTTGTTCAATCCCTGCTCAGTGCTCATCAATCCTTTACTGAAAGTACCAAAACTAGACAATACGCTAGTTTGGATAGTTTCTGACATTGCCTTCAGTCGGTCGGCTGCTTCCTTGGCACGTTTAGCTTCTTCTTGTTTAGCTTTGATTGAAGGATCGGCTTCGCGGTTGGCTTGGCCAAGCAAGTCTACGAATACTCTTAGTTGTTCGGTTTGTTCGGGTGTAAAAGGTTCACTCATGGTTTAGGGTACATAAATATGGTATAATTGTATTTAGTGTTTAAAAATACCCATTCTAGGAGAAACAATGTCTAATAACCCTTTAAAACAGTACTTCCGTCGCCCTGCATTATACTTTAAACTACCATCTAATGGTAAGGGCTATGCTCCGGGCATTATTGATATGCCTGAAAACGGCGAGCTTCCTATCTATCCCATGACAGCGATTGATGAGATTACTACCCGTACACCTGACGCTTTATTCAACGGGGTTGCTGTAACTGAGATTATCAGAAGTTGTGTTCCAAACATCAAAGATCCATGGAAAATTCTACAAATTGACTTGGATGCATTGTTACTAGCTATCAAAATTGCCACGAACGGTTCTAACATGGAAATTGAAACCACATGCCCAAGCTGTGAAGAAATTAGCAAGTTTGACGTTAACTTATCAGCTATGTTAGGTAACTATAAAGCCGGTGCATACAATGTTCCATTGAATATTTCAGATGTTCAAGTTAAGTTCAAACCACTAGATTATCAAAAAATCAATGAGGCAAGCACACAACAGTTTGAAGTACAAAAAGCACTAACCATGATACAAAACATGGAAGCTAGTGATGAGCGTGAGAACCAAACTAGTATGTTGATTGGTCGTATGCAAGAACTTGCAATGAAATTAGTTGTCGAAACAATTGAATATATCAAAGTTCCAGAAGCTACTGTAATGGAAAAAGAGTATATACAAGAGTACCTATCTAATTGTGACAAGAAGACATATGAAACCATTCGTGACCATACGATTGACTTGAAAAAATCTACTGATACTAAACCATTAGAGTTTAAGTGTGTTCATTGCTCACATGAATATCAACAACCCTTTAACATAAACGTTTCCGATTTTTTCGCATAAGACTTCTATACCTCGACTCCGAGGGTATTAAGAAGTTAATCGATCAGATGGAGGAAGATTGTAAAGTCATCAAATCAAATGCGTTGAAGATGGCTTGGTATATGCGCGGGGGTGTTGGGTTTGATGATATTATGAATATGAGCATCCACGAAAGAGAAGCCATTAATGATTTGATTGAATCAAATTTGGAAACTACAAAGAATACGAAACTTCCCTTCTTCTAATCCCGTACCAAGCCATATATTCTAAATTACAATTATTTAGGGTTACTTTAAAGATGAACTTCGTTCATCTAATACCTTCACTTTACTCACTTCGTTCGTAAATCTCGGTATTGTTTTTTCAAACTAATTAAACTGGAGATGTTTTAACAACTTTATTAGTGGGGAATACATTGCCGCTTAGAAGCCATGGTAGTGCTAATTTAGCACTACCATTGGAAAAACTTGCCATGCCCGTCATCCTTAGCCATCTATTCCCCGTATAGTCAACTGTTTTTGTTACTATACGCCACCGGTTGCCCTGTAAAGTTTATGGGACTGTAGTTGAACTTATTATACCTCGCTCGGGTATACTTCGTTCAGCAACGCATGTTCTATATCCGCAAGATAGAATAAGATATAGACTCATTGAAGGTTCGCTTTGCCGATTGCCTTCTCGGTGTTCCGTACACATTACTGTATACGCATACTCCAGACTCTGACGGCACAGCACGATCTGTACAATCTCAAGGAGGACTCTCAGTAGAGCCAACAAATTTTTATATTATGCGAACTTTGTGTCTGCTTTTATTAAGTGTTGTTTTTTATTTTGACGTGGTGTCTGTTGTTGAACAAGAATAAGATTTAACTAACTCTGTATTGAGATTGAAGAAGCTAGAATGCTCCATGATGATCCAATCGCCCCATTTCTTGCTGCTATAGAAAATGACATTATCTGCCTTCCATGTTAGCTTGCCTTGGACTGCGACATATTGACCCTTACGATTAAACTTCATAAAAAGAATGTTTAAGTCGCCTTCGTCTTCTACATCAAGTAGTTGCTCTAGCCACGAATCAAGTTGTTTACACTCGCCCGTAAGAACTAAGTGCCACGGAAAGTCAGCATAGAATTTGCATTCAATGTTCATCTTAGTGAATGATTCACCTGGAACAATATCGCCCTTGAAAGACCGAATCTGACCTTCGTGCAAGAATTGGGTTCTTGCTTGATTCTTGCCACCCACATAAGCGCCGGATCCAGGAGCACGAATGAACGACTCTCCGTATGTTTCAGAGAGAAATTTTGCAACTTCTCTCTCGTAACCTGATCCTTTGTTTTTCTGTGGTGATGACATATCAGTACTTATGCTAGTAAACAGCTACTTAAAATTATTCTATGTCAGTCGCAGTAGAGTATGACGTAAAACCGCCCTCTTTTACGACTTTTAAGACGCTAGGGACTCTTCCTGCTAATTCTTCACGGTGAGATACAAGCCAAATTGATTTGTTACGCTTACGTGACATGTCTTTTAGAATTGCGATAGAGTTTTCAACACCCATCGTATCTAAACCACTGTCAATCAATTCGTCAATAAACAATGTGTTGACTGGATGATACAAACTCTCCCAAACATCACGGAATGCGAAACTCAAACCTAGAATTAGACGGTTGCGTTCACCGCGTGATAGATTGTCAAAGTCAAGTTCACGGCCCAACTCAGTAATTTCAACTTGCAGGTCGTTTTTAAACACAACTTGGTGAGGCAAACCAATTGCATCTAAGTAATGTGTTAATCGACCATTGAGATAACTCAAGTTTTGGTCAATAATCTTCTTACGCACAAATGAATCTTTGCTAGTTAGAATATCTAACAAGAACTTTTGGTGTTCCATAGTCTTTGTTAGTGTGTTAATCTTGTCAAAATTAACTTCTTGCAACGCATGTGCTTCCATTTCACTGATTTGCTCACTGTATGGATCAGTTTCATCGCTTTTCTTGGCAATCGAATCAAGTAAATTGTTCACAGTAGACCTATGTTCAATTGCCTTAGTCTCTGTGTCGTAGTGTGTCTTTGGTTGCGGACCTAACGTAACTTGCTTTAATTCTTTGAGTTGTTCACTGTATGGGTCAACTTCTTTTTGTTTTTCTAAAATCTTAATTGCTAAGTTATTTTCTTCACTACCGTGACGAATCGCTTCTGCTTCTGTCTTATAGTGGGTCTTTGGCTTCTCTGGTACAAAGATTTGATTAGAACGAAGTTCATTCCATTCGTTCAACAACTTAGTAGCATGTGCTTGCGCCTCACGATGTAGTTCACGTTTACCGTCTAATACTTCTGTATGTTGTTGGTCATGAAAGTCTTGACCACAAGCATAACACTTGTGAGCCTCAAGAGTTTCAATCTCAAGTAAGAGTTTTTTAATTAGTTTATCTTCTTTGTCAATGTCTTTAGTAAGACGAGCCAAATCTTTATCACGCTGATCCAATTCAGCTTGCTTCTTAATGTGTTCTGCTAGTTGACGATGGTTATTAATTTCTTCAACAATGTCAATCGCATCAAGTTTGGCTAAGTCGTTCTTTAACTTTTCTACTTCCTTGTCATATTTTTGTTGCCATGCAATCTGACGAGCAATCAATGCATCATATGTTTCTTGTTGTGTCTTTTGTGTATTCCAAATGACAAGGTCTTTGTGTGCTAACAATTCAGCATCGATATCAATCTTGGATAAGTCGTCATACTGACCGACCAAATATGCCAAGTCGCTTTCATGTTTAGCTTGCCATAGGTTCTTACGGCGCTTCAAGCTGTCAATCTGTTCTTTAACTCGTTTGTTAGCCTCTTCAACGGCCTTAACTTTAAATTCTTCTTGTGAAATACTATCTTTAGTATCACGTAGCATGTTCTTAATGACTTCTGCCTTCTCTGACAAAAGTGTGATACCCAATAACTGCTCAATGATTTCACGTTGCTCATTTGACTTCAATGCCAAGAACGGTTCACTGTAAGTATTCAATGCAACAATGTGCTTGAACATGTCAGAACCCATACACAAAATCTTCTCAATCTGTGCTTGTGTTTCTTTGTTCTCACCTTGTGCATCGTCTTGCTTCTGTAACGTGTTGTTAACGTAGAAACGCAAGACGTTAGGTTTACGACCACGCTCAATCTTATAATCAATACCGTTTGCTGTGAATTCAAGTGTAACTAACATAGCCTTGCCGTTAGTTCTATTCACTAAGTTATCTTTTCTAATTGAGTTAATTGGATTACCAAACAAAGCATACGAAAGACCTTGAATCAACGTAGTCTTGCCTGTTCCGTTACGAGCACCGTCGCCACCTAAGTCTAAGTTCTCACCTAGAATAAGTGTTAAGTCTTGTTTGTTGAAGTCTACTGCTTGTGTTACTTGTCCGATTGATAGAAAGTTTCTTAGTGTAATGTTCTTTAATGTTATCATAGGTTGTTATAAATCTCTAGCAAAATCTTTTTGTCGAATGTAGTTGATTCGATTGAGTTAATTTGGTCAATGACGATTTGGTCTACTGACTCAAACTTCAAACTGCCTGTTCCATCTTGTTCTACATGGTCTACTTTCATTGGAATCAATGACATTTCACGTAGTTTGTGTTCAGGGATTAATGTTTCACGAATAAAGTTTGCTTCTTCGTAGCTAATATCAATGTCAAGATGTACTCTAACATGACTGTCAGGTAATAGCAACCCCTTAGGGTTTTCTAAGATATCACTTAGTTTATATACACGATACAAAGGTTGACCTGGCCAACTACGGAACTCGGGTTCTTTGTCCCACTCTAACATCATCATGCCACGTGCGTCATCGCCGGCGTCAGCGTAGTTATGCGGGAATGCGTTACCGATGTACCAAATGTTTTTACGAGATTGACGTTTGTGAAAATGACCACTGAATACTTTATCAAAGCCAGTCATATGTTCTTCGTTAATCTCACCGTGATCGGGCATCTCAACCATGGCATTCATGTAGAAGCGTGGAAGTTCTAGATGTCCAAACAGATATTTACCCTTCATCTTTTGAAGTTTCTTGTAATCTTCTTGTACAAGCCACGGGGCAATAACTACATCACCCTTTTCGTAAAAATCGTTGATGATTTCTACGTTTGGTAAATGTCGTGCCCATTCCACTGAATGAATGTCTCGACGGTCACGATAATACAAATCGTGATTGCCCGGGATAAAGTAAACTTTATCAAACGCATTGTTGAGTTTTTCAAGTGCTTGTAATCCAAATTGCAATGTATGAATATTGATACTTGCTCTGTGGTGATTGAAGTCGCCCAAGAAGAAACAGGTTTCGCAACCCTCTTTCTTTGCTTCTTGAACAAACCAATCTACAAAATTGGTACAATCCTGGTTGTGCTGTAAACTGTTCGACTTCAATCCAAAGTGAATATCAGTGAACACAGCGGCTTTTTTAAAAAGGTTAGTCATAAGTTGTAGTATACAGGAAGAGGGAGTGTAAAAACAACCCCTCTGGTTAAATAAAAATATTATTCTTCGTATGAAGTGGATGAACTAGATTGACGACTCCAACTTGGATTCAATCCGTTTATCTCTAAAATGTCATCACGAATGTTTTGGTTCCTCTTTTCAGAGTTTAAGACACGACAGAAACTATTTGTAATAGCGGCTGTGTAGTATGCGAATGGGTTAGCTGATTTGGCTTCGTTGAAACGTAGACCAACGTATGTAAGTTGTAGAATGGCACTGTTACGCATCTCATCATTGTACGTGTACCCACGCCAGTTAAACTTCATAGCGTATTTCTCACACATCATAATGTACATGCGGGCAAGTTTGTTAGTGATGTTACCATGATCCTTTGAGAACTCACCGTTTTCTAATGAACCTTTCCAGTGACTCTTTCCGATGCATTGGAATGAATTATTAGAATCCATTCTATAATGCTGGAATGGAGGGAAGTTAACTTTAACATGAACCATGTCGTCAACTTCTTTTTTAGTAGTAGTGTCTTCTAAATCTGCAAAAATCTCTTCGGACTCGTCTTCGAATTCAAAGATATCTTTGGCAGTTTTCTTTTTGTCAGTTTTTCTAGGAGCTTTCGGGGCGACTGGGACATGATCCCAGGTCATAACTCTAAACACTAAATCGGTTACTGGGATATCATTCGGGTCAATCTTAGTTCCGGTTTCTACACTTAGTCTGGCTGCTCTAGTTTCTTTAGCTTCCTGTATAGTTTCACTTTTACTTGCGTGTGCAAGACTATTCTCTATGGATTCTGTGGGCATATCAACAATGTAATCATATCTATGGTCGTTTAATGGATCTAAGAATGTGCAATATGCGTTTTTACTAGAATGAATCTCTTTCAGAATGTCTTTATTATTAAGATAATTTACTGGTTTTTTGTGGGGTATTAGGGACATAGTTCTCCGTTATTATGTTGATACTATTGTACTACTTTCGTTGTAAAAATGCAACGATAATAGTAAAAAACGGGTATTTTTGATGCGATAAATACTATTTAGTAAAGGTTTAAACACAATGGCAATAGACTTAGAAGGTATTAAAGCTGCCGCAGCAGCACAGGGCGGGATTGAAAAAGCGGATCCTGAAGTAGCCGCAGCCTTGGCAAGAATTGAAGCTAACAAAACAGTAAATCCCGTTGCTCAGGGGACAGTTGACCTTGCCGGCATTCAAGCAGCAGCTGCCATCCAAAATGCCAACAACCCCAAAACACCTGAAGTAATAGCACAAGAAGAAAAAACTGCGGCGCAATTGGCAGCAATTGACGCTAACAAAAAAATACAGGCTGATGTTCCGGCTACTGTTGATAAAGAAGGAATCGCTGCTGCCGCTGCTGCTCAACAAGAAAATGAAGCTGCTCAGAAAACAGTGGCAGATGATCCAATGCAAGCTGCGTTAGATGCCCAGCGCACTGAAGATAGTCCGAGCCCAACTGAACAAACAGTAATTGATGCAACTGATGATCCACAGTTAACTAAAGAAGCTAAAGCCGAATTAGAAAAACAGCAAGCAGATAATAGAGCACAGCTTGCAAAAGAAGAAGCAGCAGCCGGCAACCCGGAGGGTAATTGGACGGCTACGAGTGTAAACGCAGTACGTGCAAAGGCAGTTGAATCAGTTCAACGAAACGCAAGACAACAAGAAGATTGGCGAGTTAAATTACAATTAGCACAAGGTGCAACATATTTGTATAATGACCCAAGCTGTAAACAAGGTGACTTATTATTTCCGCTTAAAGCAACCGGCGGAGTCATCTTCCCATATACGCCTGCAATCAGTAGTTCATATCGTGCAAACTACGATCCTAGCGATATCGTCCACACTAACTACAAGCAATATTTCTATAAGAATAGTTCAGTGGATGAACTATCTATCCAAGCAGATTTTACAGCGCAAGATACAACAGAAGCGTTGTATATGTTAGCTGTGATTCATTTCTTTAAATCTGTTACAAAAATGTTTTACGGTAAAGATGCTAATCCAAGAGCAGGTACTCCTCCTCCGTTATGCTACTTGTCTGGTTACGGTCAATATCAATACAGTGACCACCCATTATTAGTTACAAGTTTTGCGTACAATTTACCTAACGATGTAGATTATATTAGAGCAGGTAGCACAACCCAATGGGCTGGTCAGAACGTTGGGTCATATGGTTCTGCTCCGGCAGCTACTAGTAAAGGGTTCTCATTGAGTTCATTGTTCAGACTAGGATCAAGTAAGTTGAACAAGGGCGGAATTAGTAGTGAACCAACATTCAGTCAATTGTCAAATAGTCAAGCAACATATGTTCCGACTAAATTAAGTATACAGTTGGGATTAGTACCAGTTGTTACTCGCTACGATATAGCTAATAACTTCAGCGTGACTGAGTACGCAAAAGGTAAACTAATTAAAGGAGGTATTTGGTAATGCCTAGTTATACACAATCAAGTCCATATTATCTAACACCTACGTACAACAACCAGTACTTAGATTTTATGACGAACAGACCCATTCCGTTAAACCCTAATGATATGCTTTGGGAAATCACTCCCACTTATCATTTGAGACCTGATCTACTTGCATATGACTTGTATGAAGATGGTAATTTATGGTGGGTATTCGCACAACGAAACCCAAACAAACTAGTAGATCCCTTGTTCGATTTTGTAACAGGTGCAAGTATATACATTCCACAACTACCTGTATTGAAGACTGCGTTAGGAATATAAGATGGCAACATCAACCACTGAATTCAGAAACCTTATAGCTAATTATAAGGCTATTACTTCGGCATCACGTGCTGCGGGAAATGCCGACCCTGCTATACTAGGTCAATTGCAAGGTTTACAGTCATCTTTGGCACCGTATGTCGCTGAAGGTTATAGTGCCGGCGGCTATGACAGTGCAGATACTATAAGCAATGATGTTGCTGGATATATTACTCTGATTGAACAGAATATTGCAGCCGGCAAAACACCAACACCGCAAGTCTTCAAAGAATCTGAACTTAACAAGCCAAAGGTAATCGGTGAAGTTCCACCAGATGATGCCATCACATCAAAGAGTCAGACCTTATCAAATAATACAGACGCAGCTACTACATCTTCATCGCTTGCTCCCGACGGCACTCCACTACAAAAAGAAGTTGCGTCAAACACCGACGCTAATTCTAAGCCAAACAAACGACAGTATAATCCATTAAGTAAGTTCAGTAGTGTGACATATAAGTTAAGTTTGTATGCAATCACTCCTGATGCTTATAATAGCTTCTATGAGAATGACAGATGGATCACTAAAGACTTAGAACTTATTGTTCAAAGCGCCGGCGTATCTAAAGAATTAGATAGTCCAAGAAATAAGTATTTCGAGTTTGATTTTGGTATTGATGATTTAGAAATTACAACATTGACGAATGCGAAAGAAACGTCAACTGCGGGCAATCAATCTGATTTCAAATTTAAATTGTATGAACCGTACGGCATGACATTCCCTTCTCGTTTAGTAAAAGCAGAAGTAGATTTGCAACAACGTGCAGGTATTAAAAGAAGTATAGCTCAACAGACTGAAGCGTTGATGAGTCCATTCTTATTGGTTGTAAGATTTTACGGATATGATAGTAACGGAAATCCAGTGACAGAACCAGTGGATGATGGCGTCAGTGGAACAAAGACTGACACAAACGCTGCATTTGAACGAGCGTTCCCTATTGTGATTACTAAACTAACATTCAAAATGGAAAACAAAGTTACGGTGTATGATGTAACTGCCAAGTTAATGAATGAACAAGTTGGTTTGGGTGTTAAACGAGGTGTTGTTAAGACTGGTTTCAGTATATCAGCCGACACAGTAGAGGCAGCACTAGGTGGCAAAGGGTCAGGATTGTTTGACAAGATAAATGAACAACAAAAAAGCATCACTAATAAATCTGAAAAAGAAAAGAAACAGATGATTGATGACGACTATAACGTTGTGTTTCAACCAGAATCTGGGATCGGTGAAGCATTGCTTGTTGATAAGGATTTTTATGTAAAGAACTTTGCCCCGATGGCATCTGGCCCATCGAACGTAAGAACATCACAGGGCCCCAGCGCAACTACTGTATCAAAGGGCAAACGAACAATTAAGATAGCTGAAGGCACGCCCATTCTTACTGCAATCGACCAAATCATTACACAAAGTACATATCTTAGAGATGCAATGAAAGTGTTCGACAAAGAAGAAGTTCAAGAAGTACAAGAGAATGATGAGTCTTTTAATGAAAATGCTAATCCTAAAAAGTTATATTGGTACAATGTAAGAACCCACGTTAAGATTAAAGGGTTTGATGAAATTCGTCAAGACTTTGCATATAGCATAACTTACATTATTCAGAAGTATCAAATTCCATATGTTCGTTCATTAGTAACCGGGGCACCAACAACATATTATGGCCCACATAAAATTTACAAGTATTGGTATAGCGGAGAAAACACAGAAGTATTGAATTATGAAATGCAATATAACCTATTGTATTATTTGACTAGTGCATTGTCTAGTGATGCAGCAAATAACAAACCCGCAAACAAAACTCCTAACAATCCGGGCCCAGGGCAAGGTGCAGACCCAACTGGTAAGTTGCCGGGTAAGTTTGAGTTACAGAACGAACTAAAAACATTCTTATATAGCCCAGGAGATCAAGTCAAGGCTCAGATTAAGATATTAGGTGATCCTGATTATTTGATGCCAACTGAAGCCGGATCTATAACAACATCGTTTAAACAATGGTACGGTGAAGATTACACGATTAACGCTAGTAGTGGACAAGTCTTTATTGAGATAGGGTTTAGCCAAGTTGAAGATTATGATAACACGACTGGTATATTGAAGCCTAATGAGAACATTATGTTTTGGGACTATCCAGCTGAAATCGAAAAGATGACGCAAGGTAGAATGGTTTATATGCTTATGAAAGTTGTAAGCAAGTTTAGTAGAGGTGTGTTCACACAGGATCTGAAAACGATCTTGCCTAACTTTGGTGATAAGAAGAATACTAAAGATGACCCAAGCAAACGTGACGATAAAACGAAAACGACCACTGATACTAGAAAGACAACTCCAGCTGAGGAGAAGGTAGAACCGGCACCAGCTCTTGCAGGTAAATCATTTAAAGATGCAAGTAAAGAGGCTAATGCAGCAGCGGCAGCTCCGGCAACATTCAAATCAGTTGCACCGTCAGATGATTATGTAGATACTACACCTAAACCAAGTACAGCGACACCGGCACCGTCTCAGGAACGTGAAGCACCTACTAACAAAGAATCGTGGTTAAGTAAACTATTTGGTTCAGGACAAAACGCAGGTAAGGGCCGAGGCTCACAAGGAAGATAACAATGGCTAATGAAGATTTTATTAAGCAACGGGGCGCAACGAGCGACTTTAAAGATGACCGAGGCGGCGCAACGTTATACCCACATCCGATCGTAGGTATTGTAAAAAACAATATAGATCCTTTGCGTTCCGGTAAGATTCAAGTGCAGTTGAATAGATTGCAAGGACCTGATTCTAATAACCCTGATAACTGGACTACAGTTAGTTATCTAAGTCCATTCTTTGGCAACACACCGAACACGGGTAGTCCTGATGCACACGGTACATATGTTGGAAACAGAAACAGTTACGGGTTCTGGGCTACGCCCCCTGATTTAGATTCAGAAGTAATATGTATATTCATCAACGGTGATCCTCTTATGGGTTACTACATAGGTGGAATACCTCAGCCTAGTTTGACTCACATGGTTCCTGCTGTAGGAGCAAGCAGCAATGTTATTCCAAACGCAGGTGAAGCTGAAAGTTATGGTGGTGCAGTGAGATTACCAGTTAGCGAGTATAATGATGCTAACAAAAAGCAAAGCAACAGTCCAACGCCAGCAGATGAACCTAGACCTATACACAGCTATCAAGCAGCTATTTTGAATAAGCAAGGATTATTGCGTGATCCTGACAGAGGTGCAATCTCTAGTAGCAGTGTGCGTGAAAGTCCTAGCAGAGTATTTGGTATGAGTACTCCAGGTAGACCTATCTATTCAGGTGGATATGACGATGAAACAATCAGCGAAGCAATAGACAGTACAGCTAGTGATTCTGTGTTTAAAGTTATTGGTCGCACCGGTGGCCATTCGATTGTAATGGATGACGGTGATGCCCAGGGTAGAGACCAGCTAACTAGATTGCGTACATCTAGTGGTCATATGATTATGATGAACGACTATGCACAGACGTTGTTTATTATCCATGCTAACGGACAAAGTTATATTGAAATGGGCAAAGAGGGTACAATTGATATGTACTCTACTAACTCAGTTAACATTAGAACTCAGGGTGATTTGAATTTACATGCTGACAAGAACATAAACATCAACGCAGCTAAAGACTTGAACATCGCTGCAAAGAACATAAAAGTAGAAAGTACGGAAACAACTTCGATGCTTACTGGTACATTGTTCAAGCATCAAACCAAAGGAGATCATACTGTCAAGGTTGCCGGCAAAGTTGGTATATCAGGCGCCGGCGAAGCTAGTCTGGCTAGCGGTGGACAAACTTTCATCAACGGTAGTAAGGTTAATTTGAATACAGGTACAGCATCGTTATCACCTGCTGATGTTCCACCTATCCCGGTTATCGCACACACTGATACTTTGGCTGATGCTGCGAAAGGGTATATACCAGCACCGGGTATATTAAAGAGTATTACGTCACGTGCTCCGGCACATGCACCTTGGGCAAATGCTAATCAGGGTGTAGATGTAAAAGTGAATCCAAGCGCAGATGCTAAACTACCTGCTGCCCCATCAAAGGGTGTGTCTGAGGTAAACAGCGCAGCATCTACTGCCCCGATGACACAAACTAGTCCAGCAGTTGCATCAACGGTTGCTAATGCAAAGGCAGCAAGTCCAACATTAGATAAAGCAACATCTGGCACATTGGTATCTCAGATGGCAGTAAATGCTGCCACTGGGCCTGCTGCTAATGCAGTTCAAGCTACTGCAGGTGTAGTTGATGTTAATGGTGCCAAAGTTGCATCAGTTGGTGCAATGGCTATGAATCCAACTCAGATGTGCGCCGCCGGAACATTAAAACCGGGCGCCGACATTGCGATTAATAAAGCAATTCAAGCGGGCGCACCGTTAGAGAAAGCATTTGCACCTACATTCTTTACAGGTAAGGATGGAATTAAAACATTGACTGCATTTACAGGAAGTACTCCAGCGCAAACAAACGCAGCTACTTCATTGTTAGCACAAGGTGAAGCTGCATTGAAGAAGACTGGGTTGATTACTGGTAAAGAAAGTCCTACTCAAACCGGTGGTTTGATATTGAGTGCGGCAACTGCTGGAGTTAAAGCAACGGTTGATTTTGCAAAGAATGCAATGTCAAGTGCAATGAATTTAGCAGATGCAGCCGGATCAAAAATCAAAGGATTTGCTAATTCACTAATGTCTCCTAGCAGCGCAGTGTCTAGTGGTAATTTTGCATCCGGTCTAGCTGACAAAGCTATGAGTAGTTTGTCGGGTGCAGGATCTTCATTGCTCAATAGTGCTAAAGGAGCAGTCGCCGGCGTATTTGGTGGCATCGCCGATAGCTACAAAGCACTGAAGGCAGGTATACCTCAAAGTCTATTACCTTCTAAGCAAGAATCAACTGAAGTTGCGAAGAAGAACACAGAAGGATTAACAAGTGGATTACCGTCTATGAGTGAATTGGGAGACAAACTCAAATCAGCATTTGGATCGGCTACTGATTCATTGGGCAAAGCATTGTCAGCTAACTCTAGTAGTTTGAATAAAATTGCAAGTGCTGCTACAGGTGGATTGACAGATAAATTAGGCGGAGTCGCAGGAATTACTAGTACAGTTAAGGGTCTAGTAGCTAAAGTAACAGCACCGTCAACTGCGGGTACTCCAAATATTCCGGGATTGCCGGCTGGGGCAGCATCAATTAGTAATGTCGTAAATGCTAGTGCTCCAAGTAGTAGTTCAATTCCGGGCCTATCTAGTGTCACCGGTGCGTTATCAGGCATTGCTAGTTCGGTCAGCAAAGGCATCAGTGGGATAGGAACATCCATTGCTGGGTTGAAAGACAAATTATTAAACTCAGGTGGATTAGATGGTCTTGCATCTAAGGACTTACTAGCATCAGCAAAGTCTAAGTTAGACGGAGCATTGTCGTCTATGGGACTAGGCGGCCCAGGCGACGAGAAAGCCCCGACTGTTGCTGATGCTACTTTCTCAGCAGCGGCTATTGAAGAAAGGTCTGCTGCGTTGCTAGGAGACGTTAGAATTCCTAAGATTCCTTTCGGTGCAAGCAAAGTGCCACCAGTCAGTTAATAAATACATTATAGGATATATCATGGCAACATATTTTGGTTTTAGTACAGCACAATTAGAAGCAGTTCGCTCAACTCAAGTTAACACTGGAGTAGATGGCGGCGCCGGCTCGATAAACAATCCTATCAGAGTTACTAAGAAATTTAGGTTAGTTGACCAAGATTTAGTGATACAAGACTTCTTGAATTCATTGAACATTCCGCAAGGACAAAAGCCGGGAAGACCCGAATACGGAACAAGTCTTTGGAGCTTTGTGTTTGAACCAAATACGTTTGATGTTAGAATTGAAATTGAAGCAGAGATCCGTAGAATGGCTAGTAAAGATCCTAGAATTATATTGAATAGTGTTCAATCTTACCCCCAAGATAACGGCATTTTACTTGAATTAGAACTAGCAATTAGTCCATTCAACGAGGTACAGAATCTAGCAATTCTATTCGATCAAACATCAGGAAAAGCAATACCTGCATAAAAACCACTGTTTTTCTTTATGATAAATACAATAAAGAGACAACAGTATGGCCACAAGTTCACGACAATCAAGCATTTTCGGTGTTAATGATTGGAAATCAATCTACAAAAATTATAGCCAAGCGGACTTCCAAAGCTATGATTATGAAACACTGCGTAAGACATTCGTAGATTACCTTCGAATCTATTACCCCGAAACCTTCAACGACTACATCGAATCCAGCGAATTTAGCGCATTATTAGACGTAATGGCTTACATGGGTCAAGCAATGAGTTTCCGTGGTGACATGAATGCTCGTGAAAACTTTATTGATACGGCTGAACGTAGAGATTCAGTTATCAAACTTGCCAACTTAGTATCATACACACCTAAACGAACCCTTGCTGGACAGGGTTTTATTAAAATTACAGCGTTGTCCACAAGCGAACAAGTTCGTGATATCAATAACTTGAACCTAAGCAATACCACTATTCTTTGGAACGATCCAGCAAACCCAAACTGGCAAGAGCAGTTTAACACAGTCGTTAACGCTGCATTGATTGACACACAAAAAGTCGGTAAACCAGGTAATAGCAAAACAATTTTGAACATCAAAACAGATGAGTATAGCATTGTGCTACCTACTGGAGCATTGCCAACTGTTCCGTTTGGAGCCACAGTCGACGGCGTCGCTATGAACTTTGAAGGGGTTAGTGTTACTAGTGTAGACAGTGACACTGTGTACGAAATTCCTCCGGGGAACGCAACAACATTTAACATCACATACCGCAATGATAAGTTAGGTTACGGAAGTCCAAACACTGGATTCTTTATGTATTTTAAACAAGGTGCATTACAGACCTACAACTTTACAGTACCTGAGCAAATCAGTAACCAAGCGGTTGACATTAATATTCAGGGCATCAACAATGAAGATACCTGGTTGTATGAAGCAAACTCTAACACTGGAACATTCACTGAATGGAAACAAGTAGAGAGTGTCTACGAGAATGCAAACCTACAGAAATTAGCCAGTGGTAAGAAAGTATTCAGTGTAACTTCACGTACTAATGACCAAGTAACTTATGTATTTGGTGATGGTGTGTTTAGTGCTATTCCAGTTGGTAACTTCTTTGCGTTAGTTCGTTCTAGCAACGGTCTAGCTTATACGATTGACCCAAGCGAATTCCAAAACATCACTGTTAGTATTCCATATGTAAGCCGTACTGGAAGACAAGAGACATTGACGTTAAGTTTAAACTTACAGTTGCCAATCTCTACGGCACAACCTCGTGAAACATTAGCAGAGATCAAGCAACGTGCCCCGCAACGTTACTACACACAGAATCGTATGGTTAACGGAGAAGACTATAACAACTTCCCGTTTACATTGTACAGTTCTATCATTAAGAGCAAAGCAATTAACCGTAGCAGTGTTGGTGCAAGTCGCAACTTTGACTTATTAGACCCAAGTGCAAAGTACTCAAGCACAAATGATTTTGCTGATGACGGTGGTTTATATGAAAATACCAACGACGGTTCAAGTGTGTTCACTGCCAGCACAACAAATGATATTGTCAATTTTTTGACAGAAACATTGCCCAGCTTGTTAGGTAGCGAACGTGCTTATCAATATTACACACAAACATGCACACGATATGTACCTGATGAACTAAATCCAGTTGTTTATTGGCACCAGACTAGTAATATCTCCGGGGCATCAAGTGGTTACTTTTATGTAACGTCACCTAGTACTAGCCCGATCTCAGTTGGTATCTATGCAGCTGGTACCGTGAAGTATATTACAGATGGCGCAGTGATACAATTCTCTGCACCTGCAGGTTACTTCTTTGGTCCTGATAATAGATTGATTGCTGGCTTAGCAACATCCAGTGACCAGACAACACTTTGGACAAGCGTATCATCTGTTGTGGGTGATGGCTTCAACGCCGGCGACGGTAATTTGAATACTGGATTAGGCCCAGTCACGTTAACAAACAACATCCCACAGGGTGCAATATTAACATCTATCATTCCTTCATTAACTAATGTATTTGGTACCACGTTGATTCAAGAATGTGTAACAAAAATTCGTTTGAATCAAAACTTCACAATGGTGTATGATAATAGCTTACTAGCAAACCAAGAGCGTTGGTCTACTAGTGCATCAAACAACACTGGTTACTTTATTAAGTTTCAAAGTTTGGGATCAGGTAGATATCAAGTATCATATCGTAGTGTAGCGTACTATTTTGGTAGTGTATATGATGTACGTTTTACTTTTGATAGAGATAAAGTAATTTATGATCCATCGACTGGGAAGTTGATGCAAGACTTTATCAGCATTCTAAAAACAAACTCTCAGCCAAATTCTAACTATCCATTGCCTAGAGATAAGCAAGTAAGAATCATTGGTCAAACAACTGAATCTGACGGTTATGTAGATGACTTCAGTGTTGAAGTTAGTATGTCTGATTTGACTAAAGTTGGTGGATTTAAAGATCCAGACTTCTTTGCTGATGTAACCGGGTATATACCAGGCACATCAAACTATACTCGTTTCTGCTTCTTCCGTCGCATTACTGATGCAAATTTATTGAGCAGATATGAAATGGTCCCAACATCTGATGTTGTGTATGCTTATGGGACAAAAGCTGATATCGGTGTTATCAAGTACGAATATCCAGTTGGACAAGTTTACTACGCTGTGTTAGAAAATAAGTTCTATAAGTCAGTGAACGATACTACATCTGCAAACATTGTTAACTTAGAGTTACAAGCTGATTATAGTGTGAGCACTGGTCGTCAAGGATTGTTCTTCCAATACAAGCATATCTCAGGTGACACTGTACGTATCGACCCAGCAACTACAAACATTATTGATTTGTACTTGTTGACACAGACATATTACGTTCAATATCAAAATTGGATACGTGACACAACTGGTACTGTTGCCGAACCTAGCAGCCCATCTATCAATGAGTTGTCTAGCTCGTATACTAATATCAACGAATACAAGATGCTTTCTGATAGTGTTGTAATGAATAGTGCAAAGTTTAAACCATTGTTTGGTGACAAGGCTGCACCTCAGCTACGTGCAACTATCAAAGTAATTAAAGCTGCGACAACTACTGCAAGTGAAAGTGAAATTAAAACTGCGGTGTTGACTGAAATGAATAACTACTTCAGTATTGACAATTGGGACTTTGGAGACACATTCTATTTCAGTGAACTAAGTGCATATTTGCATTCAGTAATCGGCGATCTAGTAAGCTCTGTCGTTCTAGTACCAAATGACCCTAACTTAAGTTTCGGTGATTTGTATGAAATACGTTCAGCACCATACGAGATTTTCGTTAACGCAACCCAAGCAACAGACATTGCCGTAATATCAGCATTGACTCCAAGTGAACTACAACCAAACGCATAACATAGGTAATAATAATGGTAACAAAAGTTAGAACAATTGATTTCTTACCAGAAATTTTTAGAACAAAAACTAATAATCAATTTCTGTCAGCTACACTAGACCAACTAGTACAGCAGCCGGACTTTAAAAGAATTCAAGGATACGTGGGTAGCAAATTTGGATATGGTGTAAGTGCATCAGACAAATATCTAGTTGAACCTAGTCAAGTCAGAACTAACTATCAATTAGATCCTGCAGTTATTTTTAAGAAGAATGATACTTCATCTGCGGTCGACTTAGTTACCTATCCAGGTTTGTTGGATAGCTTAACTTTGCAAGGCGGAACAACTAAAAACAACGATAGTTTATTCAGCAATCAATTCTATTCATGGGATAGTTTTGTAGACTTAGATAAAGTTATCAACTACAGCCAATACTATTGGTTGCCAACTGGCCCTGAGCCAGTAAGTTTAACAACAACTACTTTGTACAAGTCTTTGATTTACAACGTAGTTGAACAACCATTGGGTTATAGATTCAATAATGACATTGTTAAAGTAGACCAATTGAATCCAGTTATCACTTTGGTTAGAGGTGGTATATACCAATTTGAGGTTGAACAAGCTAGTAACTTCTATATTCAAACTCAACAAGGTCTAAGTGGTGCCGATCCTTCCAGACCTAACTTCAGTACACGTGAAGTACTAGGTGTTGATAATAACGGAACAAATAATGGTACTGTTACTTTCGAAGTACCGTTGTCAACAGCACAAGATGACTATGTATATCCGGGAAATCAATATGTTGATTTGGTAACCACTTTAGCATTCAAAGACATTAACGGTAAGCGTTACTCTGAGTTGTCTACTATTGATGGTGTAAATATCGAGGATAAGACATTATTGTTCTATGGCACAAAGCCAGGAACTATGGGCATGATTAGTACGTTCTATGGGGACGTGTTCGATTCAAATTCACTAACACCTAGTGTTTCAACTACAATAACTGAAACAGAGTCTGGTACAAATTTATTAACATGTGCATCTACTAGTGGTTTTGATATCAACGGGGCAATTACATTCACGGGTGCATTGTTCGGTAACATAAAGAATAGTATAACTTATTTTATTAGAACTATTGATAGTAGCACCACATTTACTGTATCAATTGAACCCGGTGGTCCTGCATTATCAGGTGACTGGGCACTAACTGATGCCACTGGATTAATGACCGGAACTACTGATTATGGACAGTTCGAAGGTTCAGTCCCTAGCGAAATTAACAAACACTTCTATAAAGTAAACTTAGTAGGTAACGATCAAGATGAACTTGTTATTAATCTAGAAGAAATTGCTACTATTGTTGACAATACAAAGATCACTGTACGTTATGGTAATCAGTATATTGGTAGAAATTTTGCTAAGAATAGTTATAGCGAAATCATTTTGATCCCGATGCTAACCGCTGCATTAGATACCTTGTACTACCAAGATGGCTCTAATGCTGAAATCTATGGTATTATTAAGCTAGTAGATCAACCAACTGACACTGTAATTGATATTTCTGATATCTTGGGTAAAAAGAATTATACAAGTCCTAATGGTATTAAACTTACCAACGGATTGAAAGTTCAATTCACTAGTACAGTCTTCCCAGAATCATATAACAAAACACAATTCTACGTTGAAGGTGTTGGTACTAGCATTGAATTGCTTCCGGTCGATGAGTTTGATATACCAGAACCATTCGGCACTGCGTACACTACTCCGTTTGACGGCAATCCATATGACGCATATTCATATGGCGAAACTTTATACTACCCAGCAGATCCTGACTATATTACTATTGCTAGAAATAGTGTCAACAAAAACGCATGGAGTCGCAGTAATCGTTGGTTCCATATTGATGTATTGAATACAACTATTGCAAATGCACCTGCAAGTCCGATTAGTACAAATGCATTGGGCAATCCAGACAGTAGAGCAAAGCGCCCTATTCTAGAATTCTATCCTAATCTAAAACTTTACAATAGCGGAACTGAAGCAAAACCAAATACTAGCTTTGTTAACTTCACTATCACTGATGCGTTTAACCAAGTTGCAGGTCGACCTGTATCTGAATTCAATCCAGACGGTGCAACGTCATATCTATATGACGGAGCAACTATTATCTTTGCAGGTGATACTGACGTTGAAGTCCGTAATAAGATTTGGGAAGTTGCATTAACTTCAGTTACTGGTGTTTCGGAACCAGTCGTAACATTATCTCTTGCTGTATCAGGTAATGTAAGTTTTGATAATCAGACTGTAATTACTCAAGGTAGTGTATACCAAGGTCGTACTGTATATTTTGATGGTACAGATTGGATCGTTGGGCAACAGAAAGAAAGAGTTAACCAACCACCTACATTTGATGTATTCGATTCGAACGGTGTTAGTTATGGTGATAAAGATTTCTATCCAAGTAATACTTTTGAGGGTTGCACATTGTTTGAGTATGCAACTGGTACTGGTGCAAATGATCCGGTTTTGGGGTTCCCAATCAAGTATAGCTCATTGAATAACTTAGGGGATATAGCATTCAATGTTTCATTGAATACCCAAACATTTGATTATGTATTGAACAGTGAATCACTCACTCAGGCAGTCAATGCGGGTTATGTGTACATGTATGCAAATAGAGCAGACTATACTAGAATGCTAGGATGGCAGACAGCTCCGGCTGAGAGTTTCCAATATCAAGTGTTTAACTTGACTGCAAGTGCTACCGCAGTTGATCCATCAACTTATGTTCTAGATATTGCAGCAAAAGCACAATCATCTACACCATGGCCGGTTGTAGTTGTATACGTTGATAATGCAAGAATTGCCAATACTGAATTTACAATGACAGTTGGTGAGAACACAACTACTATTGTATTGGCTGTAACACCTGTAATTGGCACACATGTTGATATAATGTTGTATAGTGACCAGTCTTCGGTCACGGGATATTATCAAATCCCGTCTAACTTAGACCACAACCCGTTCAACGACCAAATCACTTCTATTAACTTAGGTGACATTAGAGGTCACTACAAGAGCATTTGTAACAATGCGCCAGACTTTGTTGGTGTGGCATTTGGACCTAACAACTATCGAGATTTAGGTAATGTTGTGCCATACGGTACAAAAATTATTCAAAACAGTGCGTCAGTCGTAAACGCGGCTGCGTTCTTACGTAATAATGACAACAATTTCTTTGATGCGTTGGCATTTAATAGCAACGAATATGCAAAATTTAAAGCATCGTTAATCTATGTGTTGACTAACAACGAATATACTTCATTAGAATCACCATCATACATCCTAGATGATGTGATGGAAAAGATTTCAGAAACAAAGATTGACGCTAACCCATTCTTTTGGTCTGACATGATTCCATCTAAGAATGCGTACATCACTAATTCATATTCATTTAAAACACAACTAGATACAAGTACATTTAACTTAAGTAGAGTTTACGATTTCAATAACGCTAACTATTATGGTGTATTGGTTTACTTGACAAGACGAGTAAACGGCGTAATCGAAACAACGCAACTGATTCGAGGAGTAGATTACGTAGTATCTGATACTAAACCTAGTTTAATTGTCACTATGGATTTAGTGAACAATGATATTGTTACTATCAAAGAATATGACCAAACATACGGTAGCTTTGTTCCTAACACTCCTACTAAGTTGGGTCTATATCCTGCGTTTGTTCCTAGTGTCATCTTAGATGAAACATATATTAACCCTGCGTATTTTATCCGCGGGCATGATGGCTCGTACACAAAGTTGTATGGAACATATGAAGACGGTATTTTAGCAGATTACAGAGACAAGGTTCTGTTAGAGTTTGAAACTAGAATCTATAACAACTTGAAAGTTGATGCACTAGTTCCTGTCTCATACGATGAAGTAGTTCCAGGTCAATTCAGAGATGTTGGTGTAGATTTTGCGACATTCAATACTTTATATTCATTGCAATATTTGAATTGGGTTGGTTTGAATAGAATCGACTATACCACACAGTATTACAATTCAACCAATCCATATACATATAACTACAACCAATCTACCTTTGTGTTCGATAATAAGACTATTGCACAAGGTAACTGGAGAGGTGTATTCTTATGGTTGTATGACACAAGTAACCCTCACACTATGCCATGGGAAATACTAGGATTAACTAGCAAGCCATCATGGTGGGATACTCGATACGGTGCAGCACCATACACAGGTGATAACTTGTTCATGTGGCAAGATATTGCTAATGGATACATCTGGAACGACGGTGATGCATACGTTAATCCTAAACGAATTCGTGATGGCTTGTTAGATATCATACCGGTTGATTCTACTGGTAATCTAAAGTCTCCGTTTGAATTCTTATTAGGTTCATATGACAGAAGTACATTCAACACTAATTGGTCAGTTGGTGACATGGGCCCAGTCGAATACAGCTATAGAAAGAGTAGCTCATGGCCGTTCGACTTAATGCGTATCATTGCATTGACAAAACCGGCAAAGTTCTTCTCTTTAGGTAAGAACATCGACCACTATAAGTACAACGCAGAATTCAACCGTTACTTGTATGATAATCGTTACAGTGATACTGTTACTTCATTGAAGGTATATGGTTCTGGCGCAGCAGTTCATAGTTATGTTAACTGGTTAGTTGATTATTTGTACCAATTCGGTGTTAACGGTACAGATACAATTTCAACATTGGTTAAGAACTTAGATGTTAGATTGACATATAGATTAGCCGGATTTAGTGATAAAGACTTGTTGAACTTCTATGTTGAGAAGGGTTCTAATACTAGCGCAAACAATAGCTTGTTGATTCCTGATGATAGTTACTCTATCATGTTGTATAACAATGAACCAAACGACACTATCATTTTTAGTTCAGTTATTGTACAACGTTCTGAAAACGGATACAGAGTATACGGTAATAGTCAGAACAAAACATATTTCGTTTCTCAGGTTTCGTCTAATAACGGTTTGTACGATACGATAACCATTGACAACTTTACCGTTAAGGTTCCAAAGACATACTATTCTAAAACTAAGTATGTTCCATATGGTCAAGAATTCCGCACATTGGATGACTTGGCTGATTTCTTGCGCGGATACGGATTGTACTTGAATAGTCAAGGTATGTTGTTCAATGATGTTGAAAATGGCATCGAGTTAAACTGGGATCAGATGACAGCGGAAGCGATTCACTGGGCACAAACTGGTTGGGAAGTAGGTAGTTCTATCAACTTGAACCCATGTGCAAGAAATATTGTAATTAATAAAGAAAACAACATTGTTCAACCATTGACAATGTACAAAGAAAACTTTATTTTAAACCAAAACTTAATTCCAATCGCATTGAATGACTTGTTCATTAACCGCAATGGTACTGAGTTCAGCATCAAATCATTAAATGAAGGTGATAGCTTATGTTTGTTAAGAGCAAACATGAGTACAGTAGAACATGTGGTTATCTTTGATAACTCAACAGTGTTTAATGATGTGATTTACAATTTAACCACTGGCTTGCGCCAACAGCGTATCTTGGTTAAAGGTAAGAAGACTGCCGAGTGGAACGGTCAAGTAAATGCCGCCGGCTTTATCTTAAATCAAGATAACATTGAAAATTGGCAAGAGAATGCAAAGTACACTAAGGGCACGATTGTAAAATACAAAAATGAATATTACATGGCTGATGCTATTGTAATTTTACCAAGTACTTCGTTCGATTATAATCAATGGATCAAAACAAGTTACAACGATATTCAAAAGGGATTGTTACCTAACCCTAGTACTAGAGCATATGAAGCGACAATGTTCTATAGCACAACTGAACCTAATTTAGAGAATGACGAAGACCTTTTAGGCTTCTCGTTGATTGGCTACAGACCTAGAAACTATCTAGTAGATGCCGACTTAACAGATTCCACACAAGTTAATGTTTATAAGGACATGATTAGCTCTAAAGGAACAGTGGCTAGTGTTACTAAGTTGCAAGGTATCAACCTACATCAAAACACATTGAACTATACCGCACACGAAAACTGGGCTATCAAGTCTACTGAGTACGGTGGTTTGTTGAATCAAAACTTTACTGAATTTACGTTAAATGAAGCAGTGTTGACTGGTAACCCTAGTATCGTTGGTATTGTTAAGGGGACCGCAGTAATTGATGCACAGCAACAGATTCCATTATCAAATATAGTTAATTACGGTAGACCTATCACTTCGGCAAATATCATGCCTACACTATCACAAGACTATGTAGAAAAATTACCTAGTGCAGGATATGTGAATTTAGATGACGTAGTTGAAATTGGATATACATTAGATGACTTAGCGGACACTGCGATTGCATCCGTCTATAAAAATGAATATCTATGGCTAGCAGATAAAGATAATACATGGCAAGTATTCACACCAGTATCAACTGGAGCACAAGTCACTAGTGTAGTTAATAACTTAAATGGAACTACTACTGTATTCTTTAATAAGCCACATGGGTTGTATGAAAATCAGGCTATGGGCATTCTTAATTTCGATGCACGAGTTGATGGCTATCACTTAGTATCATATGTAGTTGATTTCATGTCGATTATCATCCCACTAACAATTGATAATACTGTAACATCTATCAATGGAACTGGTTTGAGTTTCTTATTACAGAGCCAACGTGTAGCAACTGCAAGAGACATTAGTTCACTACCTTTATTGAATGCAGAGTATGCGACTAATAGAGTATGGGTGGACCAAAACGTTCAGGGAAGTTGGACAGTTTATGAAAAGACAAACAACTACGAATATACATTCTTAGATCCTATCACTGCCACACAGCAGTTTGGATCGGCAGTTGCATATGTACCTGAAGTTGGGTATTTTGTGTCTGATGTTGGCACTGGTACTGTTTATCATTATGCAAAGACTCCTAATGGGGTATTCTATGTTCGTGGTGTAATCACTGAAGGTGGCGAGTTTGGTACGTATATTACATACAGCCAAGACTTGATGATAATATCAAAGCCAGGCAACACCTTGTCTCAAATCCTTGTTTACAGACTACCTGAGTACGGTGTCATTGATAGCATTACATTAGAGCAGACTATTACTTTAATCGGTGGAAGAGCCGGAGAAGCAATGGATATTTCAGGTGACGGTAATATATTGTATATTGGTGCAAAGACCGAAGATACAGTGATAGCATTCCAAAGAGATTCGACATTAACTTATACTAGTTCAGGTCTTGATTTAGCAAGCCCGACTATTCTGAAAGATAAAAAGTTCGTTGTATCAGGTGATGTTAGAAGCATGATTGAGAATGGACAACGAGTTAGCTTTGTTACTGAATATGATCCGGTGGGTTTCACTGTAAAATACAATGTACCTAGAGGTCAAGATTATTTCATTGTATCAGGTGATAGAAGAAGTTTATTGACAAACGGTGACATAGTTGCTTTTGCTAACACAGGTCCTGTCAGTACTAGACTAGTCACGATATCGGCAGAATCATATAATATATCAGCAAACGAAACAACTTTCTACACAACTGAAATGTTCTTTGCACCATCCGAACCAGCAGTAGCAGTTGGGGCAAATGTTTATAAAGTTACATTCAGTGACGAGACTGTGCATACAGTTGTCACATCAACATATAATTCTGCAAGTAATAAAACCACGTTCTATACCGCAGAACCAATCGAGTACACAGCAGCAGCCGACTCATACATTTACTTTGCTACTATTAACTTTAGCATATCAGGATTCTTGGGGTATGATGGTGTTGGTCCTGTAAAATCAGGGTCTTCATTTGGTGCTAGTCTAGCAACAAATTATGACGGCAGTACGGTGTTTATTGGCGCTCCGTTAGATAACTATAGTCTAACACAAGAACACACTGGCACAGTTTATTATTATGATAGACTACGCCAGAACGTAGAAGTACAATATGACCAGGGTAAATATAGTCCTTACGTAATTGCATTAGCGTTTACACCTAACAATCAAACTAGAATATATGTTAACGGTTCGTTGCTGTCACCTAGTAAATTTGTTGTAATTAGCAACTTGATTATCATTGGTACTATTGGCATGAAAGCTGGTGATATCGTTACGGTTGACAGTGTTCAGTTTGTATTGACACAGCAACTATATCCTATTGACAATTTAGATGATTTGCGTCCTGGTGAAAACTTTGGTGCTTCATTGGATTGTAATAACCATGG